CTGCTGCCTCAGCAGTTTCAAGCATGTTGTCTCCAGTAAACAACGCGCCATTAAAGTAGGCCGTTCCCAACAAAACAGACGAATTGACATCAATCTCCAGCGAGAACAAGTTAATGTCCTGCCACGCGCCGTCTGCAGTAATCCTTGTAACAAACAAGTCAGAAGCGAAAAGGCAACCAAAGAGCGGAGTACTATCAAGCGTGTTACTGCGACTAAACACTTCAAGCGAAAATGCCCCGCCGCTTACCATCTCTCCCACAAAGCCCAAAGCTGAAAGATCTGCTTCACCAGTCATCCCAAATGACGCCGACACTTCCGGCTTACGTAAGCCTGCTTCAAGCTCCATAACAACCGTGCCGTAAAGCATCCCCTCCGCAGACACTCCAGAGACGGCGCAGTCTGCGCTCATCCCAAGCGATGCATCAAGGACAAACGCTGGCATCGCAATGTCGGCAGTAAATCCGCCGCTCATGTAGGCCCTGGCACTGCCAGAAGCATTCAGCGTGACAGCAGGGATTTCATAAACGTCTCCATGCACCACTGCTGTGAGCGCGCCAGATATAGCCAAGTCAACAGCAGGAAGAACAGTTACAATATCCACAAGGCATGTGCCAGAAAGGGCAAGTCCGGCAGCCGGTAAATACGCCGGAATGTTTATCCCGGCGGTGCCTGTCAACTCCGCCCCGCCCGCAGGCAGTGGGTAGCCAAGGCCAAAAGACGCTGTTCCGTCCGCCGCCAACTCAGCTGTCGGGAGGTAAACATCACAGTCACCACCATACGGCGTGAAGCCTGACGTTGTAATTTCCAGTGTAACTTCGGGGAGGATTATCTCCACCGCCACCGTCACCAAGCTGTCGTGCAAACTCAACGCTGTTGCCTTCAGCCAGGCATCTGACCGTGCAATTTTACTTACGCGTATCTCAGAAACGTACCCGTTCAGATACCTATTGTACGTGTCAGATTGCCGCTGTGCACCAATAACAGGATAGTATGATGAGCTGTTAGAGCTCTTCATGTACGAAGTATCCTGCGCTTCAACTCCATTGTCGTCTATCGTTACAGATAGCTGCGTAGCCGCATCATCCCTTCGACACGCAGCGTAGTGCCAGTTCCCGTCCCTAACAGGCGTCGTGGACGTAACAAGCTGCGATAAAGTCGAGTAGCGCAAGTACGACGGATTTGCTGCCGTAGTATAAATCATCGTCCCTACATCGCGGCAGAAAATAGTCTCTTCGTACGACGTGTTAACTGTGGGGATTTTAAAAAACATCTCCACTGTTCCGCTATAGGGATAAATACAGCTAAGATTGCTGAGTGTAATCCTTCCGCTTGTCCCGTTAAATGTGTAGCCCCTACCGGCGGGAGCATCTACAATTCCGGCAGTTGTTATGCCATCAATTGACGACGCGTCCTTATTCACAGGACTTGAATCTTTGCAAGAAGCGTATAATCCACTCTTAGAGAGATGAAAAACACCAGTAAAATTGCTGTCCCAAACCAGCTCAGCCGCCACATTCGATGGATAAAGTTCAGACCCTACGTAACTGGTATTATCCGCAGCAGCCGCGTCATAAAACAGATAAAACACATTATCCACAGTAGACGACAAATCTGCCTTAACATAGATAACGCCGAATTTTGCAGCCGAATCCCACGTATCCACCTCCACGTAACACTCAGTAGCTGCAGCAGTCTCTACTTTTATCTTGTACTTATTTTCCCCGAGATCAGTAAATATTTCACTGGCGTCAAAATCAGCCGTTCCGCAGGCGCTTGACAGCACCACCGCGAATGGAAATGCTGTCAAGTCTGCGTCCACTGCCGACGCTGGAATTGTCAATTTAAATTTTTTATCCCAGGCCATCGCATTTACCTTAGCTTAAATTGATTACCAAATCCTGCGCCGTAAAACTTGTTCCGTTTACAATCGTATAGTCCGCACCAAAATCCACGCAGGCGATAACAGTGTCATCGGCTGTTGTGTCGTCGTAAACTATCATCGCGCCGAACGGCCCTATATCTCCACCCGAAGCAGTCCACGCTGGATCGTCACAGGTAAACGTCGCCTTGTCCCCTGTATTATCCTCAGCAACCGCCTTCGTGGTCAGCGTCTTGTCATTTTGTGTGTAGCCATTTCCCGACGCAAGCTGGTCAGACGTTACGGCAGCAAGCGTTGCGTGTGTGTCCTTGTCAAACACGAAAGTAGTATTCATCAAAATAACTTTCAGCACGTCATCAACAAGATCCACTTCTCCAATAGCCATCATATACTTAGCATGATTTGACAGCGTAACAACAATAGCCATCACTCACCTCCTTATTGCGCGAACTTCAGTTTGAAAGAAGAGACAGCCTGCGGTGCCTCGTTAGTAATCGTCGTTACAGCTGTCCGCAAATCTCCCAGCGTTCCAACCGTTCCATCCATCCTGATCGCAGAAGTCGAGGCAGAAAACGCATCCCCGCCCTTTTCTACCAAGCAGAACCAAATGGCTGTTCCGCTCGCTGAAGCGATGGCCGAAAGTGACGCAAGTAGATCTATATACGCGTGCTTATTTGTCGCATCCCATCCCACCTCCCCAAACATAACGTCAGTAAACGTCACAAGCACATCGCTTGCACTGGCAACAGCGTCCGGTGTGGCCCTTTTCGTGCTCTTAAACACCACCAACGAGCCGCCCTGCATGATATCTTTCGTGCTCCCGCCCTTCGTCGCGCAGATATACGTGGTGGCAACGCCCTCCGCCTGGCTTTCAGTAAGTGTTCCCGCGGGCAGCGTAATCGTCGTTGCCGTAACATCCGTGCACACCGCCGCTACGTCATTGGCCGCGTTCGTAGCACCCTTAATATAAATCTTGTCTCCCGGACAAAATCCCAGCGCCACAAAATCCGTAACACCAGTATCCGAACTGACAATAGTATCCGCCTCCGCACCATTCTCATTCAACGCAATAACCGCACTGCCATGAATGATCATATCCTGTCGCGCAAGCGACGCCTGGCAATAACCTTGCGAGTAGCTTAAACTCATTTTCTTAACTCCTTTGCATGAATAGATAGGTCAGTTTCTGACTTAATTATAACGCGTACCCGCCAGCTTTTGTCGGTACGTTGATTACTTCCGCGCGGACTTGGTCAACTGAGAAATCGGAGCCGGCAGAATTGTAGAAGCGAAATTTCCAGTGCTTTGCTTTTCCGTTATCCCTCCTTCCGACAAAGTGGATGGCTGTTTGCTTGTTGCCTGTTACTGGGGTAAACGTGTAGGTCTTTGTTGTTGTTTCATCTGCAGTTAGGTCAAGAAGCATTGTTCCGCTGAATTCACCTGTAACTTCTATCGAGCGAAGTCGGCACAGAAACGGTAGGTTGCTCTGAAAAGTGAATTCGGCTGAAAGCGCGCTGGACTGCGATGTTTTGTGAAGGCCTATGCTGTTGCCGAAGTAAAGGACTGATTTGTGCAGGGCACACGCGGCCATGCTGTATTGCGAGGCTTCTGTTATGCCCAGGTTAAATAGGTTCATGATGAGGGAATAGCCTGCCCCGGAGAAATGCAGCCTGTTCCGCACAATCTCCGCTGTGTATGGCGTCATGCTTATATCTGTTAAATCCGACCGCCGCAGCTCAAACGTTTTTTCTGTCAGGTTAATGAAGATACTATCCTGCCCCAGAAATGCAAAACCTTGCGCTGTCGGCGCGATATACCCTGCACCATATATTCCTTGCAGAGGTAAACTGGCTGCGTCGCAGCGCGGAGGAATGCCAGCAAAAGCGCCGTAAGAAGCAGCCAACTTGCGATCAAACTTAATACCATCTGTTGAGACATAGTAAATACTTTCTGTTGTACCAAACCAGATACCGTGCTTGACAGGAGCGATCATTGTCACTTCTGCCTCAAAAGATAAGCGACCAGTAGCAAGATTGAACAGGTAAGGATTATTTGGAACTGACATAAACACATGATTTCCTGACGCAACGAACAAACGCCCAAGTCCGTACGCAAGAAGGTTTCCTGGCGGTGGACCAGTAAGAGATCCATCCACAGTCGTATCCGGTCCATAGTACTCCCCGCGCGACCACTCCCTAAGAATCCCCTGCGAAAGCAGTCGTGTGTTGTTGCCGTCACTAAGGAAAGTTACAGGGAACAAGCCGTTGTGGATAGTGGTGTGTGCGAGGGCAGTGGCGGTGGGGAGGGTTCCAATTACCTCCGCCGCCGTGTCACTACTCAGCCGGTAAAGCGTTGTGCCGGATGCAAAATAAAGATCATTTTGCTGTTTTATTATAGTGTGAACTGATCCTGTCCAGATCTTTTCCGTGCCAACACACCTGTTAATCCTGCCAGTGTCTCCAATGAAAACATTATTGCAAGAAATTAGAAAGTGCTTGCCGTCCTCTTGTGCTGGAAGCGCCGCGGGGTCAGCGTTTGTGTTAAGTCCCAAAGATCCTGCCAATAAATATTGAGTCATCTTATCTCCGAAATAGATAAGTCAGAAGCTGACTTATCTATTTATTTTATTCTTCAGCTTTAATAATAAGAGTCATGGGTGGCTTTAGAATAACTACTGTTGGAATAGTAATTGTTCCTTGCGCTGACTTTGCGCTGACTGCGTCACCAATATTGTAGCGACCATAATAATTGTAAGTTTTTCCCTGCGCTAAATCTTTAATAATAATAGGGCTTGATGTGCCAGTATATAGTACGCTTGTTTCCTTGTTGTTTGGGTCAGCGGGAGCTTCAGCAATCCTGATTAAATATCTTGTTGGAACAGCACTTCCGGTTGCAATACTAAACGCTGTTTCGACTCCATTTGAGCTTGCGCTTACGACTGGAGTAGGCATTGCAACTTCTGCTGGGATTGTCTTTGAAACCTCGTTGCTGAATCCGCTTTCTTCTGTTTCATTGTATGCTGTTGCTGCCCAGAAGTACGTAGTCCCTGGGAGTAAATCCCGCATAGTTATTGTGCGCTGTAGCCCAACGTCTACGTTCTTTTCATACTTTCCAGACGCAGTACCCTGGTAAATTTTATACCCTGTAACGACTCCTTCTGTTGGCGGATCCCATTCCAGTGTAACTTCAGCAGCTTTTGCCAGCGCAACAACGCACAGCAATACTGCGGCTATGCACAATACCCACGTCAATAACAGTTTCTTCATTGAAATATTCCCTCTTTCTAAGTCCATGTTTCAATCCCATCGGTAACCCCTACTGCATAAAGGCTGAACTCGTGCGCTATTGCAAGGGCCGCAATGCAGAATAGCGCGATGGCTATACACACTATCCCAACAAACAGGTATTTTTTACTCAACGATCCTCCAATCATCCGCAAGCATATCTGTTTGGCTCGCAAGCCATGGGCAGCGTGCGCCAGGTGTATTTTTCGCGTTGTCTGGATAGTTGATGTAAATATACGGCAGCGTCATCTTGCTGTGTGCGTCAGGAACTTGCAGTTCAAGCCATAACCCAACTCCGTTCCACCCGGAGCGTGCAACCTTTTTCCCCTTTCGCAAGGCTTCGATAGCAAGCCCAAAATTCATGCCGTCAGCCAGCCGATAAGCCTTTTCAAAGGCATAATCAGGACTCCATGAAACATAGCCGTCCTCATATTCGACTTTGTATCCGGGCCTTGTTTCAGCTGGTGTAGGGTTGCCCTTTTCTTCAAGGTAAGAATTTTCATCCATCTCAACTGCCTTAATAATCTTGGTTCCAATGTACGTTTTCATCTTTTTAATTCCTTAAATTTAGGTTATTGAAATATTCCTGCTTTCTGAGTCCATGTTTCAATCCCATCGGTGACGGTGTAGCTCGGATTCTCAAGAGGACGCTCAACGATCTCTGTTGTCTCAACGCCATCCGCTACGACCGTGATTTGAACCTGCTCAACGTCATCGCTGTGCCAATCGCAAAGCATATCCGGCGGGTCGATGTAAGCCGGAAGCAACGCCGCTTGCTCGTCGGTCATCATAATCCGCATGACAAGCCCGGTTGTTGTCTGCATCGGCGGCGTACAGCAAATGCCCACAGTTAACTCGACCTGATCGGCATCTTCCCTGATTTCAAAGCCTAAGCCTTTGAGAACGGCAAGGAGGGCCTCAAACGATTGAGCCCTGAGTACGGCTTGTTTCATCTCCTACCTCCATCGCCTGGAGTAACCTCAACCCCGGTTCCAGGCTTAATGCTGATCACTACAGGCTTTGCCGCTGTCCGTGCGATCAGGCCAGGACTACCGAGTGGGTAGGTAGGGTCACGCGGGACAAAGCCATCTTTAGTTTCAATCATGCGATAGGTCTTGTTCTTCACAGCTGTGTACTTACCAGCGGCTCCGGTGACTTCTATGCGCTTGGCTATGTTTTTGGCTGTTTTCATTTAGGCACCTGCCTTGGCAATCAGCCACGCCTGAAGCCCTGCGGCTGACAGGTTCGTGGGGATTCGGAGGATGCGGGTCATGGGGAAGGTGGCGTAAGAATATAACAGGCTCAGTCTCGAGCCAACATTAAAAGTAGATGCTAAAGCGGCGTTGGCCATTCCTCCGGCATCAGTTTTTACCCTCCATGCAGACCATGATGACCCGTCAGACCCGTCAAAACTCCTAAAAGATATTCCCATACCAACTATAGACGATTGATATATAATATACTGAAATAATGTCCCGCTTGAATGCGTGTAAAGTAGTCGGGGAAGTGTATTATTGACGCCACCTATTATCTTAATGAAATAGAACTCTTCTGCACTACACGATACACTAACTCTGTTAACGTTATCAACAGCACTGCTCAAATACGCGCACGTCTGCCCCTCCGCCCCAGGAATCACCGTCTGTATCACCGCAAAGTCATTCGGATGCGCCAGCAGCCAACTCGGCGTCGCAAAGGTCACGTTGTCGGCCGGGCGAGTGACGGTTGTTAAATCGTCCTCTCCTGGCTTCGGCATGATTGGAGATGTTAGGAATGGGGATTCGACCAGTTCGGGCATGATGCAACGAACAGTAGCAGGAGCACCCGAACTGTTGTAAACCAACACTTTCTTAACAACACTTGCTGGGGTTTCATTTTCTTGTTCTACTTTAACGTATGCTGCACTGTTAACAACAGGTCTTATGGAGGTACCTAACCCTACCTCAACAGGTCCACCACTTGTTACTCTTATATGTAGTGAACAACTATGTTTATTCATGTTTCCGCAGGCACCGTCAAACTCTACGTATCCAGACGGGATTACTAACTCATACACTTTGCCGCTTGTGCATATGCCGTCTAAACCTGCCGCCGTAAGCGCTGCGCTATCGTCTATTATAGATATTATCGCATCCGGACTTCCGACTATGAGTATCCCACTCGTATCCACCGGATTCACCTTCCGACACGTCACTTTGTTCGTCGCCGCCGGTTCGACCAGAACACCGGGATACGTCACGTCGTACTGATCCACCGAGCCTTGAGGCGTGCGAATGGTGTTGTCTACGGTGAAGAGCGGGGTACCGTCGGTGTCGGTGGTTTTCCAGACACCTCCGTCCAGCCGCAGACCCGGCATCGCTGGCGTGTTGGCAGGGCTTTGAACGAGCGTCCCATCGTAGTCCTCTACCCACTTCGTGCCCGAGTCGGCTACGATTGGAAGGTTAAAGCCGTTCGTGGCGTAGAGGTCGTAAACATCATAAGCCCTCCGACCACCCGGCCGAACACCAGCTGCCCCAACCAGCCTTCCAGTTATCTTCCCACTTACAGCGCCCATTTTAGTAAGTCACTTTCGCAGTGAGTGCAGCCACATTCGCAACAATCTTGTAGCCGGTAATGGGTGCGTACACAGCGGCCGGCGCTGCTCCAACACTCGCCACCCCTGACACCCAGCCACTTGCGTCCGTATCCAGCAATGTCCACGCCGAGGACGCAGACACAACCCTGTCGTTCGTAGTATAAACAGTACCAGTACCACCAACGCCCGGAATTAACTGGAAGGTGAACGGTGGTTTCCTGTAAGCAGGAATAGGCCTGATAACGCTTCCATCTATCGCCAAGGAAAATTCTGCCGTAATCATCTTTTACGCCCTCCAGTAATTCTTCGTTTTATGCTGCCTTCGCCGCCCGACGTAAGCATGAAACTCCATAATCCCACTATGCTTATTATCCCGACTAAACGATTGCCAGAAGTGGCCCTGACTATTCACCTTCTTCCCTTCAACATCATCTTCTATCTCGTCAAAAAGCATCCAGGCCGCGCCATTTACCAGCAACTTCCTCTGCAGAGCTTCCGGAATATCCACCGGCTCGTCATCTTCATCGACGAGCGCGGTGGTATTCCGGTAGTAAACAAGCGTAAGCGTTTCCACTACCGCAGGAATCTTCTGATACCAAAGAGTACTCCCTTCAAGTGCAACAGCCTCGACGCTTCCCACCTCTGCCAACCCCGGGTATTTAGCCATCAGTGTTTCCAGGTCAGGAAGTATTTTGATAGGTTCTCCCGAACTATCCATTACCCTATTCAATTTACCTGAAAAACCACCTGATAGCTCTGAAAGGCTCACGTAAGCTGTACTGAGCGTTGTGTCCACGGTATCCAGCATTTTCAAACTCCGCAGAGAAACTTCCTCAACAGCCAACTGCATCGCCTTATTTATAAACCCATCAACAACAGCGCCGACATAACTTTCATCCTGCACTATCCGTTCCACTTCGTCCCTGATATCAGAAAGCTTCATTTTATCACTCCGTAGATAAGTCAGAAGTTGACTTATCTATTTAGAACGGCAAATAGGAAACAAGGGCGTAGACTCTCGCGGCCCCGGCCGTGATTGCTGCATCGGACGCAAGCGTCGCTGTGATGCAAGGGACAGTCGTGTCGGCGGGTACGATCAGCGCCGGTGCGACGATGGTCCCCGCTGCTTTGGCCGTGACAAAGTCTCCGTCGGCGGGGTGGTAAAAGCCGATGGTGCCGCTTGTGATACTGCCGGTGGGGATATAGTCGTCCACGTCCACGATGGTAGCGTTACCGCCGGTGGTTACTGCGTTGGTCGCCAGGGTGTGTGCACCAATATTCAGGGTGATGGTGCCGCCGGCGAAGGCTGTGATGATCTGGCAGCAGATTTCATGCACGATCACATTCTTGCGGCCGCGGGCAGCAGGGAAGGAAAAAAGAATAGCAGCTTTGTCGTCGCATTCTTTGCCAAAGCTCGCAGACTCCAGCCAAAACGGGTTCGCGTGGACGCTGTGTCGTTCGTCAGTGCGCCGAAAATCAATACAGGCGATGTCGGTCATTTTATAACTCCTTTAAAGTTTTTCAAAACTGTTTATAATTTAGTGAAGGACAGAGAATTCAGCGAAGACAATGATCTTGCCGGCTGTCCATGCGTCGGCCGCAGTGATTGTGATAGAGCCAGACGCCGCGTTGAACCATTTTCCTCTGAACGGCATGGTTCCGCCGTCAGCAGATTTCACACCTGTATCCAAGCCAATCGCGTCGGCAGTCTCAAAGAAGAAGTTAGTGTCTGCCGTTTCGCCGTTGCCCTCGAAGCCAAGGGTGTTGTTAACTGTAGTGCCGGTGACTACGGTGTCAGTGAGAACCCAGACATTCCGGACAAAAGCAAATTTTGGAATTCGGATCACTCCGTAAGTTCCCGCCACGAGCGGAGCGATAATGTGCTTGCTCCGAACGAGGCGGAAGTTATCGGAGCCTCCGCCGGGCAAATAGAAATCAGCCATTGGAATTGCTCCTTTCTTAGCTCAGCGGGTTGGCCCAGTAGGACAGCGTGATCTTTCCATAGTCGAACCCTTCAAAGCGGGTGTTCTTCACGCCGAAGATGCCTCCGCCACGTACCATCATGAAGCGATCCGCATCCTTCGTATAAGGGTGAAATGACATGACAGTGCTCTTTGAATCACCAGCGCCGCCCCACGCCCAGCACGCTGCCTGCGCGCCGAGCAGCACCCCGCGGTAAACGCCAGTAGTGGTACTGCCGGAGTATGGCTGCACAAGCGGAACGCGCTCCGATTTGGAAACCAGCAGACCATTGTACTCAATTTCCACCTCAGGCATAGCGAGCTTCTGTGCACTGCGCAAGAGGTCGCCCCACTGCCCCACGTTCGTGTTCTGGCGGAGCGAATCGAACCCGTAGGTGTCCAAAATCACCCTGTAATAATTCTTGCCCTTCAGTTTGATGGGCCGGATCTTGTAGTGGTTCGCGCCCAACTTGTTCATCACTTCTGCCCGCTGTTTCGCGCGGTCCAAGAAGCTCAGGTCGATGACGTCGGCGCTGGTCATGCTCGCTTCCGCTACGTCATTCACGTTCAGCGTGTGGTTAGTGTCGGCAGCTTCGATCGTATTGGCGAAGTACGCCGACCGGATTTTGTAGTTGGTATTGGACGTCAGAGTGTTGATCAGCAGCTCGCTGAGCTTGTCAGCCCACCAATCCTGCAGGGCGGCCTTGCCTTCAGACATCAGGTCATACGGGATTCGCTGCTCTTCCATCTTCCCGCCTGTATCAACCGCGTGGTTCAGCTCGTCGATAGTAACGTTGAAGTTCGCAAAGCGCAATTCCTCTTCGTTCCCTTCGATCTCAGCGTTGCCGACAACACCCTCGCCTGTCAGGGGTTTCCTGATTCCAAATGTGATGGTATCTCCCTCGCCTTTTCCCAGCTCCGTCCGCATTTGCACAGGAGAATCGGCGCCGGTCCCTATCAGGTAATTGAACTCCACTTCCGGCAGCATGACCCGGAAGAGATCTTTCGCCCATTTTTTTCTGGTAAGCGGGTCGTTTGTCAGAAACTGAGTTTTCGGTAAATCACTCATTTACTTTCCCTTTCTACTGTAGTTCATTCCGCAGCCACTTGTCGATTATGTCCTGCGGAACTTTGTTCAGTTCGATTTCGTCCATTGCATCCAGCTTCGCGGCTGTCCAGCCCGCCCCGCTATCAGGCGTTCCAGAGCCAATGTCAGCAAGCGAGGACGGTACGGCCTGCGGAACCTTCGGCTTCGCTGCCGGCGCCGGTGCAGCGGGCGGCTTCTGTTTAAAATGCTGGTGATACTTCTTAATCGTCTCGTACATATACTTGTAGGGATTCGGGAGTTTCCACACTGCCACCTGCGTTTCCAGCAAAGCTTCCTCGTAAGGAATCTTCATCTCCCGCGCCCTCGCAGTAGCAATCGCCTCAAACAGGTCGTCGAAGTAAGGCTTCTGTAGAACCTCGGCAGCGTCCGGGTACTTCGGATTCTCCGCCATGACTTCATACAGCGTTTCGAGAATGTCGCCTTTCTTCGTGTTGATCTCCGTGAGCTCGTTCTTCAATTCAATGAATCTGGGGGTTACGGCAGCATCCGCCTTCGCGGGATCTTGCTGCTGCAATGGAATCTTCACCTCGTTTCCGTTTTCGTCGTAGAGGATGCGGTAGTCCTTGCCAGCTTCGCCAACCGCCGGGGCTTCTGCCGTCCGCTTACTCACAGTCGTCTCAAGCATCTCCAGCTTGCTCCGAAGCTCCGCATTCTCCATCCTCTGCGCCCGCAGATACGCCTTCATTTGGTCGAACGCTGACGGCTCAGCTACTTCTGCATCCGCCGGTTCAGCCGCATCATCTCCCGGAGTAGCCTCTGCAGGCGGTGTTTCTCCCGGAGGAGTTTCCGCTGCAGGCAGCGTTGCTTCCGCCGCAGGTGCCACAGGCGCCGCTTCGTCAACAGCTCCATCCATCGCGTCAATCGCTTCAACTGTCATTCCGCTCATTTCTTTTCTCCTTTTCCAGTAGTTTGCCGAGACTTAGCAACCTCCCGCTTGACCTCAACGTCAGCGGCTTTGATGCCAGCTTCAGCCTTTTTAATTTCAACCTCTTCCTCTTTAACAACCACCTCACGCTCCTTCAGCGTAAGCTCCTTAGCCTTGTACTGCATCTCAAACTCTTTAGCCTTCTGCTCAACAGCCGCCGCCTCCTGCGACGCAGCAAGTTGCTGTTCATACGACTGCCGCACGCGCGTCTTCGCTGTGTACGGGATGTCGCTGTACTCAAGAACCAGATCGGGCGGAATTGCACCAGGGTTATTGTGGCCGAAATCGGACAGGATCTGTGCAATAGCCCTGCGCATCGTGGCAGTATGCACTGTTTCATCCAGTACGAGATCGAATTCCGCTGCCGTAATGTCATTCCAGCCTTCGACCTGCGGGTTCACCTGCGAGTTGATTTCCATCAACTGCCTTCCCTGTTCCCCATTAATCCTAATGACAGTCGGTTCCGAAACGTATTGCTGAACAAGCCCAAGTAGGATCTCCGCACCCAGTAATCTTGAATGCCGAAAGTTCTCAAAAATGATGAAAAGAACTGCAATCCCAGTTTCCTGCCTCGCACGAACAGAAACCCCCGGTTCCCTCGAAGTAGTCTGCACACCCATCAACTCATTCTGAATACCAGAAGTGTCCTTCATCCCTTGCTGACAGATCGCGTCAAACTGGGCGTAGATGGGGGAGATCTGCGGTTGCTGCTCGAACTTGTATTTATCAATCCCTCCTGGCCTCAACTCCAGATGGAACGTGGGGTCGGAGCTTCTCTCTTCGTACTCCTCAATATTCAGAATACTCCCGGATTCGTGTACCAGCAAGCCTTTGGGGAGGGTCTGCAATAAATGAAGAAGCTGCCGTCGCATCGTATTCACGCTGCGTTGTGGGTCTTTCATCTGGTTTACAACACCGAACCATCTGTTCTCATCAACATCCAGATACGCACCATAAAGCACAATTGGAAAGCGTTTCAGCTTTTTATAAGGCGATGGCCCTCCCTCAATCTCAATCGTGTCTGTAAAGATGACGTAGTGAATTTCTTCAACCCACGTCTCATACCCTTCTGGCTGCGGCACCTGGACAGTCTGTCCCTGCACATTAATCCCTGCCTCAAGCTCTCGACTAAACTGCGCGAATTCCTTCCTCGTCAGCGCCTCTTCTTTCCCCGTAAGAGGGTTCACAAACCAAATCTTCTTCACGTACTTCTTATACCAGCACTCGATAAAACGGAACTTCTCCTGCGCCTCATCAAAAAAGCTCAAGCCGTCCACGGCTGCCCCACTTCCACCGCGAATCTGATCAGTGGGAATGTTCGGCCAAAACCGCTTAACCTCATCCTCCGTCAGCCACTTTTGAATAAACACATAGCGGGCATCGCTGAGGTCGTACTCCACCGAATCCGGATCCACAAAAACATCACTTCCCTGCAGCCTTTTCGTCCTGATCGTGGGATTAAAAGGATTCTCATTCGTCACCCAAAAATACTGGTAGCTCCTTCCACTCTGCACCATGTGCATGAAGCAGTCAGATTCTACCTTCTGTATCTTCAGCTTCCGCCTAAAGTGCTGCATCGTCCCGGTGATCAGCTCCGCCAGCGGCTCATCCTCCACCCCCACCGGAATAGCATCCACGTCCCACTTCGTCTGCCCCACGATCCCACACAGCATATCCACCTTCGGCTTTATCTCATTATGCACCGAAGTAGGCCTCCGCTGTTCCTGCAGCAGTGCCACAACTTCCGCAGTATCCTGCTTTCCAGCATAAAACTGGTAGTCTTCTCGCGCCTCCCGCCTCCAGCTCGCCTCCGCCGAACAGGTCTCCACATCCCTAAGCCAGTCCAAGAACTTGGTGTCCAGCAGCTTAACCTTCCCCTGGCTAACCTTCAGCGCGTCACCCGCAAATTGTCTCTGTGCTAAACCCATATCTCTCTCCAATTCAGAATAGATGTGTCACAAACTGACACATCTATTTATGCGGTCATGTAGCTGTTTGGTCCGCGGTAGCCCCTGAAGCGGGGCTTCTTTCGCTTCTTGCCGTTTTTGCCGTCTGTGCTCCAGATGCGATAGGCGATGTTGTGGAAGTACTCACTTAGGCAAAGAGCGTCAGCGATGTTGGGTGAGGCATATCCCCTAAGTTTCATTTCTTTTTTCCCCTCGACTTTAATACCGCCCTGGGCGTTGAAGTCGTAGGTGGGGATAGAGAGTTCGTTAGCTAATTCGTGCCCGATATTAATATCAGTACCACCAATTGAAACTGTGAGATCGGGGAAGGAGTATTGTCCACGCATGCACTTATCTCTAACAGAACACCATAGCTCGGAACGTAGATTACTGAACTTTTTAATATCGGAAGAACTGCTTGCAACGTTTACTCCAAATGTCCGAAGGTGGCCGTGTTTGATAAGCCAGTCAACAACGCCCGCACCAACCCCTATTTCGTCGATGGCTATTCCATCTGCGTCCATTTCTTCATATGTCTCTTTGACGAAAGAGGCGAGGGAAATGGTGTTGATTGAATGGTAGGTGTCCCACGGACTTATTCGCAGCCCCTTGCGCGGGAGCAGTACGGACTTGTCTTCCCCATACCTGGCAACGTCGAGGGACAGAAATGTTGGCTCGTCCTCTGCTACTTCAAATTCGTTTCCGACGCACTGAAGCGCCCAACTAAGCGGGATAAGAGTTCGCTCAGACTCCAACGGCGGTTCCCCAGCAACGCGGATTCTAAAGATATTTGAATCCTCTCCGTATTTGTCTCGGAAATACTGAATGGTACTTGGCTGTACGTTTGTTGACTCCCGGCTGTCCCAGTGGAGTTTTGTCCACTGTTTGCTGATTTTGGGGTGGAAATGACTGTCATAGAAGTACCCGCTGTTTTTAGTCATATTCCCTATCATCAGAACATGGTTGTCCTCCTGGGTCATAGCGCCTTCGAGAGGGACAAATACTGGATCGGGAACGCCAGATGCTTCGTCGATTACAATAAGGAGGTGATCGCCGTGGAAGCCAGCGAGGGTTTCTGCCTGCTCCTCCGCGCTGGATTTTGCTGAAGTCGAGACGGCCCTGATCCACCATTCCTTCGGAGCGTGTTTGTGGAAGATTTTGTCTTTTTGAATTACGAGATCTTCATAGAAGATGGAGCGACGGCCCCATTTTGAAAGCTCGGACCAGAGGATGTCAGAGAGCTGACGGGCGGTCGGCGCTGTACAGACGATTTTAGCGTACGGGCGGGTCATGAAGAAGTTGAGGATGCACCAGCTGGCGGAGGTATCCTTGCCCGTCCCGTGGCCAGAGCGAATCGTGATCCGCTTGTGCTCCGGTTTTCCGAATACTGAAAGCAACTGGATCTGCTGTTTGGAAGGGCCGGGTTCTACCCCAGGGTTCGGGCTCTTCATCTGAATAGTATCATTCACGAATATGAGCGCAGACTTCTTCCAGTCGCGGATCTTGTTTAGGATTACTGGGCTAAAAGTATTTGTCAAAATAATCAGCCATTTCTTTCAGCGTTTTCGGTCCAAAGGCTTTGTTCTTTGTTAAGGCCTCTGGCCCAAGTGTTTGCAACTTTTTAATATAATGTTGCTTCTTTATTGACGCTCCAGATATTGCGTCGTCAATCACGTTCGGCGACATATTAGACAAATAAACAAACATATTGGCTAATACGTCATGCACAGATTCCTGTGCCGCAACTTGCTCACCAAACGACAACTCGTGTAGCGGCGTTCCAGTAGCCTTCTCAAACTCAGAAGCGCTCGCGTACTTTTTCGCCGGCGCAGCTGATTTCGTGAGGGGACCACTTTCGACGGCATCGTCTGAGCCAACAGGCTTGCCTGTCGTTAAGGCGTCCCAATCGTCAGCGTTATCCCACTTCGGCTTTGGAACTTCGGGCGGTTTATACCCTGGCTTGTACTTCTTCGCGCTGTCGGGAAAAAGGGAGTCAAGATCAATATCTTTGTACAGCACACCAAGCGCGCCTTGCCTGTAGCCAAGCATATCCCCAGCTGTTTTCTTGTCCCAGTCCTCTTGCCGCTTACTGTGCAAACCGACCATAGCTTTTTTGGTTTTAGCCGCCTCTAAATACTGCCGACTTCCCTCCTCTAACAGCGCGTGATACTCCTTCTCGGGAATTAGCTTCACAAGCTTTTTCATCACCTCTTCCGGAGGTGACTTCTGCGTTGCAATAAACGGCGCAATGCTGTCTGTTTCACTAAGAATAGCCAAAAATTCTTCTGGCTTTTTCTTGTAAATATAGTCTGTAATAACTTTGTCAGTTACGCGATCGCGGGGCTTAGATCCCCAAAGCCTCCCAACATCTGGAGAGTTATAAGGAAATTCGTCTATGTGCATAACGTCTTCCCCACGAAACATTTGCAGCTCGCGCTCTTTGTTGTATCTGTGAGGAGAATGCAGCACACCCTTATAACCTTTTTCTATCAACTTCTCAGTATTTATTCTGTTAAACTCGTCAGGCATTATATTACCACGAAGATCCCTATACGTAAAAGGTCTGTCTCCTGGATGAGCGATTCTTCCCATGTCAAATAGTGTCTTTACGGTATCAGCGTAAGCTTCCTTCAGCACTTTTTGGTGTTCAGGATTTACTGCATTAAGGATAACATCCTCCGGCCTACCACCGTATAGCGGAAGAACGCGGGAGATTTTGTCTCCCCTACGCGAAAAGCCTCTTGCTATTTGCGGATCAGTTGACATCGAAACGCCACGAGCTGGCTCACCAGCATTATTTTTGTATCCGGCCTCTCCGAAGTTTCTCACTGACGTGTGAGCATACTGCATTGTTGGCATACCAGCAAATGTCTCAGTGCCGTGATTAAAAACAGGCTCACCGCTGGACGTAGTAAACACCTTACCTTCCTGAATATGCGGTTCCGGAATAGTCTTTTGCCCACGATAAAGCGGCTGTCTTAAAACCTCCCCAAAGACATCTCCAGGATCAGGCTTTCCCCACTTACTCCTCTCTGCCTTCATCAACTTCCGCAGATGCTTCGCAACCGCTTCAGGCTGCCGAATGACACCAGCAACGCCAGGGCCGCTTGGTCCAGCAAGAATCCCCGGCCAAGCCATCGTATCCGCAAACGCAGAAAGATCATCGCTTGTATACTGCACGTCCCTGCCAGCCGCCGCATCCACCAGCTTCCCACCAATACGCTTCATCCCCTCAAATGTAGGCTTAATAAAATTCTCGTACGGAAGCGCAGCAATTTCCAACGCCTCCTGACTGATAAAAGGGACAGCGCTCGGCCTTTCATACTGACTTGGCCTCGGAATATTAGCTCTGATCTTATCCATAGATATGTCAGTTTCTGACCTAACTATTTACGGGTGATAGCCAAAATTATTGAAAAGCAGACGGCATAAAGTGCTGCTACTTTCAGCCACAAATAAAAGTAATTGTCTGCAAACTCAACAGCAGAAAACGAAACGTCTGGGGTCATCGCTTTAATTTCTCCATCTCGTTTTTAAACTCGTTAGCGATTTCCGGGCCGTTCTCCTCCACAACACCAAGAGCGCCTTCTAAGAGTTCCAGAAAGAAATCGTCAATCAGCCCTTCACTTTCCTTCACCCTCGCGCGAAGTTCAGCAAACGTCATTGAGCACGTAGCGTTTTTGAGCATCTTCGACAGCATATTTGTCAGAACAGTTATCAAAACATTTACGAGGATTTTCTGCATTATTTTGCTCCTGTTGTAACCACCTGATCAACCATTGACTTGTACTGAACGTAGGCGACAACTACCGCAACAAGCAGCCCGCCCATTGTCGTCAGGCATGTCGCAAAGATCAGCCATTCAAAGCGGGAGACCTTATCCCTTGGGCACGTGGCTGTCATGCTAACGCAGTTCTTTTCAATTGCGCCTACGCGGTCGTCTATTATTCTGCATCGCTCTACATGTTTTGTCTCTAAGGCCCTGATGTCCTGCTCAAGTTCGCCGATGCGCTCTTTTCCAACCTTATCCAGATCTCTTATTTTTTCTGAAATAGTTTCAAGGCATGTTGTCATCCGCTCAATGGTGTTGAATCGCTTTTCCAACTTATCTTCAATCTTATCCAGCCTTTTGCGTAGGCCGTAACCGAACATGTCAGTCTCCTCAGACTTCCGGAAGGCTGAATTTAATTTCTTCATCAGAGCCATCCGCGGAATCCTCAGAGTACACCGCGTTAACAG